CCCCGCAGTCGTCCTATCGAGCACGCTATACGCAAGAGGTTCGTATCTGCGCGGGGCTAACTATTTGGCACTCCACGCCATCAAGCATATGTGGCCCACATTCGGGGCTGACTGGAAGAAAACCGAAGCCGCTTCATTGACACCCCGGCGGGCGCGAAGTTACTCAGACAAGCGCGAAACCAGCGAACAGGCATTGACGGCTCGAAAGAGCTAGGCGACTGGCCCACGTACGGGCGCTGGATAAATAAAGCATGAGCAAGGCACCGCTGCCCCGGCAGTGAGCGTTAACCCGATGACTCCCCTAAGCCTGTAAGTAGGGTCAGAGTCTGTCGGGGTGTCACTCATAGTTATACGATAGATAAAACCTATCGCATCACAGTTTCAGTAGATTTCATCGCTGGGCAGGGGTGTCACGCGGTGATTGCCTAACCGGGGATGGCGTCCCGGAACTATTCACCCGCTCTGTATCCGTTCAGTAGGCAGCAGCCTCAAGGACGCACCGGGTAGCGCGAAGCCGAATCCTGGCGCTGAACAAGGGCGGCAACCCACCACGTAGAAGGCACATCCAGCGGACTCCCTGCTGCGGTGAGCGCGGGGGTGGGCAATTCAATCATCGAACACCCGAAAGGACTCGAACAATGGCGACCGAGCCGAAAAATACGACCAAATTCGGCAAAGGTAATCCCGGCAAGCCGAAAGGCGCTGTAAACAAGAACACCGCGCAGCTTAAGGACATGATCCTAAAGGCGCTGGACGGTGCTGGAGGCGTTGATTACCTGATGAAGCGGGCAAACGACCCGCGCACGGCTTCGGCGTTCCTGACGCTGGTTGGCAAAGTGTTGCCGATGCAGGTGACGGGTGAGGGTGGCGACGCAATCAATGTCGTCACCCGCGTCGAGCTTGTCCCGCTGTCCGGTGTCAACCGCACAAGTTGAGATAGTCCCTGCGCTCATTCCCGTTTTCGAAGGGGAAGCGGACGTAAGGGGCGCGTATGGCGGGCGCGGATCGGGGAAGACGCGCAGCTTTGCCAAGATGGCCGCAGTACGTGGCTACATCTACGGCAAGGCGGGCATAAGCGGGATTCTGCTGTGCGCTCGGCAGTTCATGAACTCGCTGGAAGATTCCAGCCTGGAAGAGTGCAAGCGGGCGATTGAAGAAGAGCCGTTCCTGGCCGCGTACTACGAGGTAGGCGATAAGTTCATCAAGAGCCGCGACGGGCGCATATCGTTTGCGTTCGCTGGCCTTGATCGGAACATCGCCAGCATCAAGTCCAAGGGGCGCATTCTCCTGTGTTGGGTGGATGAGGCCGAGCCGGTTACGGATGAGGCGTTTACGACGCTGATCCCCACGCTGCGGGAAGAGGGCGAGGACTGGAACGCTGAACTGTGGGTGACATGGAACCCTAAGCGCAAGGCTGCGGCAGTCGAAAAGCGGTTCAGGAACTCCAAAGACCCGCGAACAAAGATAGTCAAGTGCAATTGGCGCGATAACCCACGCTTCCCTGCGAAGCTGGAGCGCGACAGGCAGCGAGACATGGAAGAGAGGCCGGAGCAGGTTGCCCACGTTTGGGATGGCGACTATGCGACGGTCATCGAGGGCGCGTACTACGCAAAGAGCTTAGTCAAGGCGCGGGAAGATGGGCGCATCGGCAGGGTCGGGCCTGATCCTCTGATGACCTACCGGGCTTTCTGCGACATCGGCGGGACCGGGCAGCGTGCGGACGCCTTCACCATCTGGATTGCTCAGTTCATCGGCAAGGAATGCCGGGTGCTGAAGTATTACGAGGCTGTAGGCCAGCCCGCATCGGCACACATGGACTGGCTGCGCACCAATGGCTATACGGGCGCGAACACCACGATATGGCTGCCGCATGACGGCGACACGCAGGACAAGGTTATTGATGTGTCGTACCGCAAAGCCTTTGAGGATGCGGAGTACCCGGTTGAGGTTGTAGCGAACCAGGGCAAGGGCGCGGCAATGATGCGTGTTCGCTCTGCACAGCGTGTGTTCCCGTCGATGTGGATTGACGAGGAAGGCTGCACCGAGTACGGCGGCTTAGAGGCCATCGGCTGGTATCACGAAAAGCGCAGCGAAGAGCGAAACATCGGGCTAGGGCCGGAGCATGACTGGTCGAGCCACGGCGCGGACTCATTCGGCCTTATGGCAATCGTCTTTGAAGGCATCGGAGCGGCAAAGCCCGCAGCAAAGCCCATTGAATACAAGAAACGGTATTTAGCATGACATTGAGTGCATCCCGGCTGCGTATGGTGCTTTCCTACGACCAAGAAGCCGGGATTTTCAGGCGCTTGCTTGCGACCTCTCGTTCCGTGAAAGTTGGAGATATTGCAGGGTCGGCACCAAAAGTAAATGGCTATATCCATGTCGCCATTGATGGGCGCTCATATCTTGCCCATCGGCTCGCATGGCTTCATGTTCATGGGGTGTGGCCGATGAACGATATTGACCATATCAACGGGAAGCGCGATGACAACAGAATTGCCAATTTGCGCGATGTGACGCGATCAGACAACTTGCGGAATCAGCGTGCCGCTACAGCGAAAAGCAGAAGCGGGCTTATAGGGGCGCATTTCCACGATGCAAGCGGCCTCTATTGTTCAAGTATCAGAACTAGTGAAGGTGCGAAATCGCTTGGCTACTTCAAGACCGCCGAAGCAGCCCATGAGGCTTACAAAATAGCAAAGCGCAGATACCACGCAACTTGCACGATTTAGGGTTAACACGATGAAACTGGACGACGAAGAACTGCTGGAGATGCTGCGGCGCAAGGAAGATGCCGCCTCCAGCTACGTCCACGGTGCGCTTGCGCAGGAGCGTGAACAGGGCTTGCGCGAGTATTACCGCATGCCCTACGGCAACGAGGAAGAAGGCTGGAGCCAGATCGTCGCGTCCGACATTCAGGACACGGTTGAGTGGGTGCTGCCTGACCTGCTGGACATTTTCAGCAGCACGGATAAGGCCGTCGAGTTTGAGCCGAACCGGCAGCAGGATGTGAAGGGCGCAGAGCAGGCGATGGACGGCTGCAACTACGTGTTCTATAAGCAGAACAACGGCTTCCTTGTGCTGTACACGGCAATCAAGGACATGCTGACGGTCAAGAACTGCGCTATCCACTGGAGGCCGCAGGACTTGGAGACGGTTAGCAGCGTGCCATTCAAGGACGCCACGCCGGAAATGCTTGCTGTGATGCTGCAGCCTGGCGACGAGATTGAGTCTGCAGAGCAGTACCCGGCGCAAGGTCCGCAAGGGCCGGTGGTGGACGAGTACGGCAATGCCGTATTGCTGACAAAGGGCCGCATCAAGCGTGTCGAGAAAAAGCGCATTGTGAAGGTCGAGGCATTCAGCCCTAATGACCTGCTGGTTGAGCGCGATTGGACTAGCCCGCTGCTGCACGACTGCCCGTATGTGGCGCGGCAGATCACGAACGCCACGTTGTCCGACCTGCACCTGATGGGGTTCAAGGACGTAACCGCAGAGGACTTGCGCGGCGGCGACGAGCGGGCACGGTCTAACCGGCTGGAGTCGGTGAACCGCGACGGCGAGACGTTCATTGATTCGGATGATGACGCCGACGACAGCATGGCCGAAGGGTGCCTGCGCATTGAGTACGTGCTTGCGGACGCTGACGGAGACGGCATTGCCGAGCGGCTTTGCGTGTACCGGCTGGACAACAAGATTCTCAAGAAAGAGATTGTCAGCCATGTACCGATGGCGACCGGCTCACCGATCCTGAACACGCATCGATGGGATGGCATGTCTATGGCCGATGTGGTCGCAGACTTGCAGATGATCCACACGGAACTTCTGCGCCAGACGTTCAACAACCTCTACTTGACGAACAACCCGCGTCAAGCCGTGCTGACTGACAGCGCAGGAACGCCGCTGGCGAACATTGACGACCTATTGGATGGTCGGGCAGGCGGGATTGTCCGGCACAGCAGGGAAGGCGCTGTAACGCCGCTGGTGACGCCATTCGCCGCTGGCGCTTCCATGCCTATGCTTGAGTACATCCAAGGCATGCGGGAGAACCGCACGGGTGTATCACGCACCAGCATGGGCCTTAACCCTGATTCGCTGAACAACACAGCGAAGGGTCGGCAACTGGATATGACCGCCTCGCAAAAGCGCATCAAGCTGATGGCGCGGATTGTGGCCGAGGTGGTGCTAAAGCCGGTGTTCGCAGGCATTCTCAAGGTGCTGACCGATGGCGAGATGGAAAAGCTCGCGTTCCGGCTGCGCGGTGAGTTTGTCGAGTACGACCCGAACGAGTGGCGCGACCAGTACGACCTGACTATCAATGTCGGGCTTGGTTCTGGCGATGGAGAGGCGCAGATTGCCAAGTTGACCATGATCTACCAGGCGCAGCTTGCTGGCCTTGGGATGGGCCTGGCGCATCCATCGCACATCTACCACACGCAAACGAAGCTGACCGAGGCCGCAGGCTACAAGGATGTGCAGAACTTTTGGGCCGAGCCGCCAGAAGGCCCGATGCCGCCGCCGCAAGACCCGAAGATGCAGATTGAACAGATGCGGTTGCAGGCCGAGGCACAGAAGTTCCAAGCTGAACACCAGATGAACGCGACCATCGAGCAATTGAAGGCGCAGGCGAAGCAGCAAGAAAGTCAGATGCAGTTGGAATTGCAGGCCAGCAACGACGCACGCGACGGACAGCGGGAGCAGTTCAAGGCAGAGCAGCAAGCACGCATTGCGCAGGCACAGATGGACGCGCAGCTACGCGAGGCCGACATTCGCGCAGAGACGGAGCGATACAAGGCCGATCTTGACGCGCAAGTGAGGCTATCTATTGCGCAGATGACGGCGCAAACGCAGCGCGATAGCTTGGTGGCGGCGATCAACACCGACATGCAGAAGATGGCCGCAGAGCAAACAGACGGAGACGAGGCGGCATGACGGACGGACTGCAGCGGCGCGAGTCGGAGCAGGAGTTTATC